CGTACGGCACAGGCAACGCAATCTTTTTGGTAGACCGTGCCGTGGTCACACGTTGGCGGAGCAAAGTCGAGGAAGTCAACCATCTCCGCCCCGCCCATTAGCGCAGCACCGGTGGGTCTTGCAGGGTTTTGATGGCGTTGTCCGCAAGTGTTGGGACAAGCAACTTCAACCCTGAGCGGGTCTCTGGGAGTTCCTGTGGGTGGCTCTCCCACTTGTCGCATAGCGCACGATACTCGCACTTCTCGTGGGCGAACGCTGTTGGATTCGGGTAGACCGCACCCTTCTCGCGGGAATCCAAGAACGACCGAACCTGAATGTAGAGGCGGTCAATCTGCTCCTGGTTTCGTCGCGTTGGGCGTCGGTCGACGTTTGGCCCCTTGGCGGACTTGCTGATGATGTTGAACGTCACCTCTGGGTCATGACCAAAGTTGTCGCGCACCGCCATCACATACGCCGTTGCCTGAATGTCGCCGTGCTCTCGACCCTGCTCCCACTTGCGCTCTGCCGTCTTGTGCTCCACAACGTTCTTGTTGTCGAGCAACATGTCGACCGTCGCCTTCAGTTTGATGGGGAGCGGTCCCAACTTGCTGTGCTTGATCTCCGCCATAAACGTCTTCTCGATGCCGCCATCCTTATGGGGCACCCAGTCATCGCCTGCGGTGATTGCTGCCTCCAACATTTCTTGCCCAACCGCACCGTCGGTCAGCACATCGCGCGTCGTCTCCAGCGACCAGTCAACCTTTTCGGCTTCCTGCTGATATGTCTCGGAGAATCCACGCAGTGCAAATTCTTTTGCCTTGCCGCCCGACAACTTATTGGACTTGTTGCCGTAATAGATTGCCAGGCCGGAGTGCACTGCCGTACCGAGGGCGAAGAACGGCGTGGTGCGCTCGGTCCACATACCCATCTTGTACTTGTACCACCAGCGCAGCGGGCAAGAGAGATACTCTCGCAACTCGCTGACGCTGATGTAATCAGGGTTCCGCTCGTGGAGTTTCCCCGTGCTCAGGTCTGGGAACAATACGTCGCTCACTTAACCAGCGCCTCTCGCTTTGCCTTGTAGACATCGGCAAGATACTTGCGCGCATCAACTCCAAGCGTGGTCTTAGAGATGTCCAAGCCAATCTTGTTGAGTTCTTCAACACTCGTTGCCTCAGCAATAGTCTGCGACCACTCGTCGGCAATCGCCTGCTCTTCAGCAGCCGGCTTTGCGGCAACCTTCTTGCTCTTTGTCTCCTTGATCACGCCGTCCGAATCGGTTTCTCGCGGTGCGTCATCGCGCTTGGCGCGAATCTCGTCATCGGAAGCAATGCGCTTGGACGGCAAGCCAGCCATCACCAGCGCGCGACCAACTGCCGATGTTTCGCAGTTCTCAATCTCTGAGCCACGAGTGTACGGCGTTGCGCCTGGAATCTGCATGGCGCTGTGCCCGACCCCTGCTGGGCGGTCGTCCATGAAGCCAAGATCATCCTCTGGTCCGGTGTCGCCCTTCACGCCACGGTAAGCGCGAGCCTCAATGACCACGCGCTTCTCGTTGTGCTCAACGATGCGGGTCTCAATGCGGCCGTTTGGGTATGCGTCATACCACGCGCGAATGCGCTCCGCGACATCAACGTAATCCTTGAGTGCGCTCTTATCGAATGCCATTACTCTGCCTCCTCTTCAATCTCTACAAACAATTCCGACTCGGGTCGCCCCAAGTAGGTACTCAACTTCTTGCGAAGTGAATCAGTCATTGGGCTTTGCCCGTACTGCACCTGATTCAGGTAGCCGTACGAGATGCCCAGATGTTTCGCAACCCATCGACGCTTTACGCCAGATGCGGCAATGATATCCCACACCTTTTGCGTTTCAAGGCGCTGACGCTCGCGCTGCGATGCGTTTTCCTTGCCGCTCTGCTTACTCATTGGCTTCAGGCTCCTCACTAAACATCATCTCCGATGTTGCCCACTCGCTGTACGCAAGAAAGGAACCCTCGCTAATCAATTGCTTGCACTTTGGGTCTCTTCCGGCCAAGTCATCCGAATGGATTACGGAGCCTACAGCATCTTCAACCGCTTTGCGACCAGCCGCAAGCAGCGAGAGTTCCATATGGCTATATGGCTTTGGGAGTTCAGCAAGTACCTGATTTGCCAAATCCTGTCCGCGCAGCAACCACACGTACTCCTCATCCATGCTCATTTGGATATCACTCATTGGTATCAACTTTCTTGTTGTTAGGGCCACGATTCACTTTGATTCCGGCGCTTTTGACGATTTGATAAACCCGTTGTCGCGATACGCCGTTTTTTACTGCGATTTCAACCATGCTCATTCCGGATTCACGATCTTTCATGATCAACTCGGCCCGATCTGACCTGCTCTTCTTCCACTTGCTGTTCTTTGCCAGCATGGCGCAGTCCCAGCACCTGATGGTTCGCTCGGTTGACTTTTGGCCACCACAATCGGGGCACCGAAAACCCGACTGCTTGACCGAATTTGTCTCCATAGTCGATGAGTATGAGGTATTACAACCGTATCGTCAAGAGCGGTATGGGGTTCCCTGGCGATTTCGGGCTTCTGCGCAGGAAATGTGGAGTTGCATCGCCCCCAACTGGATTAGCGGCCCAAGATTCTTGATTGCCGCAGTCTTATCGTTGAGACGAACCCGGTTCGGGCACTGCGCCCACTGGCATATTGCGTTCATTCTAGCGAACTGTTCGGCAAATTTAACCATTGTTGTTCTCCAAATAATCATTCAATAATGGCCGCCAACGTTTGGAGGCTTCAGTTTTCATGCGGTGATGCCACCCACAAAGCACTAAGCAATTTGCCATGGTGCTGGGGCCGCGCTTACCAAATCCTGCTGAGTTTACATGATCTATTTCCAAAATAATACGCCCTCCGGAGCCAAACTGGCTGCCGCACTCCTCAGGCATGCCGATTCTGGGGCCGACGCAACCACTGTCACGCTTCATAATCGAGAAACGCAACTCGTTTGTTACGGGATCTTTATGTGGCATCTACTCCTCGTCGTTTTGACCGTCGGAGAAGAGTTTGGCGCTCATTTCGAACTGTCGTGCAACCTTCTCAAGGCGAAGTGAGGCGCTTCTCAGGGCAAGAACTCCCTTGGGGTCAGGCGTTGCAATGCTTGCCATTGCATAAACAATGCCAAGATTTCTTAGTTCTTGCGCTGTTTGGGCGAGCAGGGCATCAACGCCAATGTCCTTAGGCGGATTTTCGCTTTCTTGCTTTTGCTGTTTTCCCCTTTTGAATAACGATCCCAGCATGATCCACCTTCTTTACTTCCTGTTTCTGCTCTGCGTTCATCACTTTGCACGGAAGGCAAAAACACGGCTGCTGATGATATGTCTCCTGCTTCGCCATTTTAGTCTACCGAAGGGTTGCGCGGCAGTCCGTCCCAGGTAATCAAGCCCTTTTCGCGCAGCAGCATATAGGCCTTCATATTGAGAACTTTAGGGAATCGCTCATTAATGAATTCCCATTCTCCTGACTCTGTATACCTTCCGATTCCGGCAAACAAATACATTGCTTTATCGGCAACATTGGGCCAACTCAGGTAATCCTCTGCAAGAGGAATAGCCCTTGCTTTTGAAAATTCATTGAGTTGCCCTTCGTTAAGTCCTTCCTGGTCATATCCTGCCGCAGCAAGTACCTCGCGCAATCGCTGCTGATCTTCGGCGCTATAGCCAGAAGACTCAATGGCGCTCTTTGTGTCGCTCATTACTTATCTCCCTTTGATCGCGCCTCAACGGATCGCATGACCTTATTGGCCCAAGCCTTGCCAGCGTTTCCGCCCCAAAGTGCCCAAGCAATTCTTCCCGCAGACGGGTATCCGGCCTCTCCTGGGTTCCAACCCTTGCCCTTCTTGTCTACCTCGTGTCGAGCAAGATAGGCACGCATCTTTCGTACGCGCGCAATCGTCATGCGATTGCCAATAAGCATGCGCGCCGTGCGCTGCCCCGGACCAATACCGCCACGGCCAAACTGCTTGCGCCAAGCAAGTCCACGAGCCGCCTCGGCGCGAACGCCACGAGGAACACTAAGATTAATCTTGCTACCTTCAGCCTTTTCAACCTCATCGTCGGCGTCAACATCCGGAACCTGTGCCGGGCTCATGGTCTTCACGCCCAGTTTCTTGTATTCGGCAAGAACCTCCTCGTCGTTTTCAATTGCAATTGCGATGTTTTCCTCTTCCATCAACTGGCGCATCACGCGCTTCTTGAAGACCGGCTGTGACTCATCTGTGTCGCGCATGATTAGGCGATCAAACGGGACATCGAACTTGCGCAGCATTGCTTCGGTTTCCTTGCGCTTGCTCTCTTCGCGGGCGGTAAGGATGATGATCTTGAAATCGTCAGCCTGATCGAGCAAGAAATCAATGGTGTCGTCAATCGGTCCGTTTGGCGTGGTAATCGTTCCATCGATATCGCAAGTGATTACTGGAGTTCCGGCGGCCTTCTGATCTGCGGGCTGCTGATTCGGCCCCATCTGTGGATTTTCAGGTCGCATAGTCTCGGGATCAGTCGCGTCTTCCGGCGAAACATCTGCGTCGCCGCCATCTCCGTCATCTGGGCCTTCTGGTCCGTCTTCGTCAGGGCCTTCACCGTCCGGACCTTCATCTGGTGTCTCTCCAAGAAGTTCGTGCTCCAAATATTCAATGTAGAGCGACATCGGCATGTAGCCCTTCGGCGACATCACCCAAATCTCGTCACCGTACTCGCCAACGCCATCCTGCCCACGCTCCTTGAGCGCATCGTTAATGCGAAGCCATGGAAGCCCACCAAGCGCAGCCTTGTAGTACTCAGCAATTGCTGACTGGCTTGCGCGACCAACATCGGTGTACGAGAAACGCAGCGTCTCGTCGAAGCGCCAGACAATCTCGCGCGTCAAGTACTCCGCAATAAGGTCGAGCAACGGAGCAATACCGTTGTCGGCGGTGAATGCCGCACCAACCTCTGCAGTGCTGCGATTGATGTCGAAAGAAATACCAATGTCTTGTGGCTGAACGCCAAAGACGGCACAGATCTTGCGTGCCAGATAGATCTGCCACTCCATGAACTGCATGTCGCGGTTTGATGCGCCAAGCGGTGTCCACTTAACGCCCTTGCCACCACCGACAATTGCCACCATGCTCTTGCCGCCGATCTCTGCTTCCCAGTACGCCTTGAACTGATCAACCTGATCCGGACGGATTCCCTCGCCAAGGTCAATGATTCCAGGAGGCGCTGCCTGCATAACAGACTTCGAGTTGTATGCCGCAGCCGCAAGGTCAGCCTCGATTGTTTCGGCAAGAACTTCTAGCGGCGAAAGCCCAAGAGGGGAATACGTCACCGGGTTGTGAATGAGCACAACCATTTCGTCATTCTTGTACTCCGCGACAATCTTTCCGGTTGCGTCCAACTCAAAGTAGCGTGGCTCGTTAGGCTTTGTTCCGTCCCAGTCTTGATCAAATGCAATGAATCCAGCGTCTTTAGGCCAGAGGTTGGCAATCTTCTTTGCGTTAGCCTGCCCCGCGCGCGCGCCGCGCGTCAACTCAACTTCAATGCAGCCCTGGTCAAGAACTAGGAGGTCTTCAACTACTGGCTCAATGAAGGAGCGGAAAGAATCGCCTCGGCTGTTTGGGTGTCGGAACATATAGCGCAACTCTTCAACAATTTTTGCGTTTGGAGTTGAGTCGCCATCAAGGTCAACAATGTCCCAGCGCGCGCGGCTTACCTGCTGTCGGCGAAGGTTAATCGCTGCGCGAAGCCATGGATTGTTGCGCGACCATCGGCGCAACTGCGCAACGCTGCGCTTCATGACGCCGCCCTGCCCGACGGCGGCGCGAGCGTATGGGCTGTTCTCCCAATCGGGAATTACGCCAATTTCTGATTTCGGCGCGGTGACCACTTGCTCTGGCGTCCTGCCAAGAATTCGGTCAAGAAGGCTGGGGCGTTCGTCTGCCATCTATTTATATCCCCTTCGGTGTTTTTGCAGAGCGCTCTGCCAAACACCATTCAACATGTCCTGATTAATCAATTCGCGTGTCTCGGCAAGCGTCCTCATGATGACCGGCTTGCCATCTTCGTATGTTACCGCACGCATGCAAGGGTACCTCGACCACCACTGCGGCACAACAAAGTTGCCATCTGTGAACTTTACCTCAATAGTCCCCTGAACATCGAAACCCACTGTTACTCCTCGTCTTCGGCGATTTCGTCTACCCCAACTAGATCCTCGCCGGCGGTCTCTTGCTCCAACATCTCTTCGGCATCAAGATTGTACTTTTTTCGCTGGGGGACGCTCATTTTGGCTTTGTGTAGGTCAATGTAGCAGGTATCGCACACGAGATAGCGGCGCTGTCCCTTGGCCCGTGGGACCATTGGCTCTGGCACCAAGTTGTTCTCTAAATGGCTCTTGCCCGTCAGAATGGTGCAACTAGCGCAGCGGGGATGTGCGGCCCGGTTGGCCATGTACTCCTTAAACAGCGGCGCAGCCTGCTTTTGCAGGCGTTTAATTGCCAGGGTGATTTCCCGGAGTTGGTCTTCCGTATGATTTATTTCGGCGCACAGTTTGCAGACAGTTTCGTTCATCAGTAGATTGTAGCATTTTTTTAAGATTATGGGATCTTTAGCAGAGTTTCACGTGAAACCCCGTTTGGGCTGTGCATATCGTGAAGATGTTGTAATATGTCCATGCATGTGTATATAATCTTCAGGGCCTGGGTAGACCGGTGCCAAGTGAAGTATCTATTGACGAGTTGATGATACTGAAATAGATGCGGCCCGCAGGGTCGCCAAGCAGCCCGAAGGGGGACACTGTGGACTTTAAACTCTTTACCGGAACGCTTAAAGCATACGAGACGGAAAGCGGCGACCGCTACGTCTCCGGTACCACCTCTTCGACAATCCGCGACCTTCATGGCGATGCCATGGCGATGTCCGCGTTGAAGAGCATGGAAGAGACCGCCAAGCAGAATATGACGGTCTTCCTCAATCACAACTACAACGTTCCCGAGGATCTGTTTGGCTCTGCCACCGATGCGCGCATTGTTAAGCGCATGGACGAAGAGACGGGCGAGGAAGTGTATGACCTCGACATCGACGTCAAGGTTTGCCCTGAGGATGAGAATCCCCAGGCAATGCAGGCCTATCGTGCCATCAAGCGTGGCGTAAAGTTGGGTCTTTCAATCGGCGCTCGCGTTGAGCATGCCGACAAGAAGCGCGACGACAAGAGCGGCATTGATACCTACGTCATCAACAAGGTTCGCCTCCTTGAGGCAAGCGTTGTTGGTATTCCTGCTAACCAGCGTTCGTATCTACATAACGCCGTAAAGAGCCTTCGCACAAAGCCAGCCGAAAGCGAGGTTGAGCACGCAATCATTCGAGAGATCACCGATGACGTTGTAGATGCAGTCAAGGCCGTTGAGATTGAGGGTCAGCAGGCTGCCGACAAGGCCCCGCTTGTTGGTTCTTTGTACACGCTGCTTTCAGAGGCGACCGCCTTCTACCTGAAGGCACACGGCGCGCACTGGAACGTTGTTGGCGAGAATTTCTCTGCCTATCACGAACTGTTTGAGGAGATCTATTCGGACGTTCATGCGTCCCTAGACCCAATTGCAGAAAATCTTCGCAAGTTGAATTCACCGGCTCCAGCCGAGTTGAAGGATCTTGCTGAGATGGCAAACAGCGCATCGCGCGCTGAAAGTTACGAAGCGGAAGCCCTGGCTGCGGATCTTTACGCTGCCAATGAGAAGTTGATTGAGAACATCATGGTTGCCTTCAAGGCGGCTACGGATCTCAATGAACAGGGCATTGCTAACTTCTTGGCAGAGCGCCAGGATCAGCATAAGAAGTGGTCTTGGCAGTTGCGCGCCTCTTTGGCGCCAGAGGCCGAGGACAAGAATGAGTCAGAGGTTGAATCCTCTGCCGAGATGGAGAAGAGCATGACTGAAGAGATTGTTTCCCAGGTTGCAGAGGAGACCGCAGAGGTCGCCCCTGAGGCCGAGCCGGCAGTGGCTGTTGAGCCAGTTGTCGAGCCTGTTGCCGAAGAGGCCGCTGCAGATGTCGAGGAGTACCGCGAGGTATCCGAGGCTGATGTTGCAGAGGTTCTTGCTTCGGCCACTAGCAACCGCCTTGCGCTTGAGATCGGCGCGCCCGTTCAGGGCGAAGCCGAGGCTCCAGTTGCAGAGCCTGTTGCTGCGGAGCCAGTTGCTGAAGAGGTTGCCGTAGAGGCTGCCTCAGCAGAGGCTGCGCCTAATGATGCGGTTATCGAGGAGCAGGGCGCCGAACCTGCCGTCGAGGACCAGGGCGTTGAGCCCGTTGTAGAGGATCGTGTTGAGGCTGAGAAGTCTGCCGACGTGGACGACATCAGCAAACTTGTCACGGTCGCCAAGTCGGCACTTGATGCAGCCTTTAAGGCTCAGCAGGAGGTGGAGTCGCTCCGCAAGGAGAACACCGAACTCGCTGCCGCTAAGGCCAAGGTTGAGAAGGACTTGGAGAGCGCGAACAGCATTATCGACCGAATGTCGGCCGAACCTGTTGGTCGCAAGTTGATTACTAAGGCTACGGAGCAGCGCCACAGCGATGCTACGTGGTTGCATCCTTATATCCAGCGCGTCCTAGAGGCGCAGGATTAATAAGAAAGAAAAGAAGGAAAATAATCATGAGTGAGATCAAGGAAAAGTTGCAGGATCTGGAGAAGGGCCTTGAGTCCCTCGGCCAGGCTCCTGCAGTAGTCGGTAAGGATACCGACACGTCTGCAAAGTCGTATGACGCAGCAGAGGGTGCCGCCCTTCAGCGCGAGTTGCGCAAGCGATTCACGAAGATGAGCAGCGCCGAGATCACCGAGATGCTTGACATCCAGGCTTCCCGCGAGAATGGTAAGCAGGCTTCGTCCGAGGTTCTTAACACCTTGGCAGTCGCTAACCCACAGATCGCGAAGTTGCTTGATGCGAGCGGCGGTGCTGCCCTCATCCGCCAGGACTTGGAGCCAATGCTCTACGCCCTGTTTGTAAAGCGATTCCCGCTGTTTGAGCGCATGCGCAAGGAGCCTGCAAACGGCTTGGTGCACGCCTACAATCAGCAGACCTCGTACGGTGACGCAGTGTTCCAGACGGAGTTGGGCACGGTGACGGATGACGTGAACGTCTACGCTCGCCAGACCACCAACGTCGCGGTGCTCGCCACCCGCCGTGGTATTTCTCTCAAGTCGCAGTTCGCCATTCAGCAGGGTGGCGCGGCCGGTAATCACGGCCTCGCAACCGAGTTGTCAGGCGGCGTCACCGCGATTGCTCACAAGTTGCAGAAGCAGGTCCTTCAGGGCAACGCTTCTACTTCTTCGAGCGCCGGTGCATCGACGGAGTTGGGCGCGTATGACGCGAACGGCTTTGACGGTCTGCGCAAGTTGATGGGGTCGGCCGCTTCGGCTGGCAACGTCATCACCAATAAGGGCACGTCGTCGTACACGGCTGCTATCAACGAGACCGTTGCTGGCATCCTGAACAACGGCGGTAATCCTTCGGCCATCGTTTTGAGCCCAACGGATTACGCTG